CCTGGCTGCCTTAAAAACATTAAAACTTTCGCGGTTTCGATGACATTATTGTTACAGACTTTTCATAAATGGTTCTATTAGTCATCATGTTTAGTAACATGTCATAGTGAGATCTCACAATCTCAGTAGAACAGTTGTACCTATTACACATCGCGGCAATTGCACTATGCTCGTCGTACCAGCTGGTTGGCGTTATTGGCCATTGTTCAGCTTTAATCAGCTGGTTAACTTCTGGTAAACTCCCTAACGTCATAGCGTATGACATTGTGCGCAAAGATAGATTGTCAGGTGTTGCCTCTGACACTCCATTGGTTACCTCAAACCTATTCTTCAATCTTATATAATCTGGCCCTACTTCCCAATACCCAGCGTTAGTTCTATATACCAGGAAATGACAAAATTCACCTAGGTGTTTAGTAATCTCGGACTTCGATACCATGTTGAAACTGTCTGCTATGGTTCGACGTAAGGTTCTGAAATCAGCCGGTTCTTTCAACCCAATACAATTGTCGTCACCTAATACTAGCACAAAGGTGACTTTATCTCGGTTATTATAGACAAATTCTGCGTGAGTCTGTAGAGTAGTAATTGCATTGCCGATGGCCGTGGTCGCCTGTCCTGATAACCGCATTGACTGCCTGTATCCTTTCGTGAACATGCCCTTGAACCGCCAATCGTCATGTACAGACTTCCATGCTGATAAAATGTCAGGATGTACTCCCAGATCAGCATACAATAAGAACTCCACAGCTATTAGTGGGTCGTCTGTCTGCCTGTCCTGTTGCTCTAGATCTGTGCTGATTACAAATTCGGTTTCATGCCCAGTCCCTCTAATGAAGGACGACAGTTCTTCAGGAGTTTTGCCGTCAGCGTACACAACTTTGTTGTTAAACAGCATATGCAATCGCTTCTTAGCCTCCGTAAAAATGGGGCTGTATATGGCTGCCACTGCATACCTTTGCCAAACTATTAATCTAGCTTTTTGTTGCTCGTACCTCTTAATAACTTTACTCACTTCTTTCAGTAGTGACTCTAATTTTATGTGTACTTTAACATCCGACAGGTTCTGGGTTATCAATCCGCCCTGTAAAGTTTTCTTCAAATCTTCGTAGACTTTACTTGTGGACTTGTGTTTTTCCATCCACTTTATCGTCTCGCTCGAATTGTAATAAATTGGCGCTGACTTGAACGCTTGAACCATTGAAGGGGCATCATTATGAAAATATGCCTTGTATATGTTCTCCATAACTAAGTCATAGTTAGGTGTGTTGCGTCTTATCCGCTTCACGCTGAATAGCCTACCCGCTATTGACCTCTGTTCTTCAAATGCCACCTTTGTTTGGACAGGCCTGGCCAGCGCAGGGTATTGAGTTAGTGTATGCTTTTTGGATTGTATTGTTCGTTGTGCCCATTCTACTGACGTCATTTTTGATTCGAATGGGGCGTACATGGACAGCCAATCTGTTAACTCTTCATCAGACCAAAAAACCATTGCATCAAAATCAGGTAACACTGTAATGTTAGCAATGTCGGTTATGACTGATCGCTTCCATTCATTGTCGATTCGCTGTGTTTTTGCACCACTGACGTTAGAATGTACTTGACTGTTTTTCGTGTGGGTTATCGCTGCTTTGGCATGACCAGATATGGCTTCCACTGCCGTCACAGCTTCGCGATTGCTAATCGGCGTGGTAGACTTATGTCTGAGGTCCCACCAATCCTGTGTGGTAGTCGTCTTACCACCTCCTGTCCACCACGAATAGCCATTTGCTAGCAACCCTGCGCCAGCTACTATTGGTCTATACGCGGCTATTGGGCATCCAGTTATAATTGCTCCAGAGTCCACAACTAATTTGTTCACAATGGCTGCTGCTGTAACTGGGGCTTTACTACGAAAGTCTGGATCATGTTCAAACTTGGTTGAGTCTATAAATGAAAATTTAGATTCTAGTTCTTTCACTAATCCCGAGTCTAGATCCATAGACTTGAATTCTTTCCAGGTGTATATGGTTTTGTCAGGTGGACCTAGTTGCTTAGCCATCGTCCTTTCGGCGCTCCCCATAATGATATACCACTTACCAAACACTCGTCGCATAGTATTAGCAGACATGTATTTCATGCACATCGTTAGCTGTAGCTTATTAGCTGGCTGCTTGGGTGGTAGCCTGTAAAGAGCTCCATCCAAATAAACGTTGTCTTTGCTGAAGAACACCTTTTCAAATTCAGTTTTTGACACCCCAGTCGGCAATGTGTAGTCCTTGGCACCCTTGATTTGGGCCACTGGGTTAAATTTGTCGTGCGGTTGATTGTCGGTCCTGTCCACTATCAGCTTGTAGTAGTGTTCGTTCGACAGCACTGGACAATTCTGTGATTTAGTGCCCCTGCCTTTAAGTCTGGCAGCATTGTTGATGAAGAACCAGTCACTAACTCTCATCTTGGCGCTAGTTATTACCTTGTGCCGGTAGCCCATTTTGTGAAGACACATTAATTCCACTTTAGCTACTGCTAAGTGCTCTTCGTTCAACGTACGTAGAATTGTTCGGTCGTTTAGTACCACAGCATACAAAACTATTGGTTGACCAGTAGTGGTGCGCTTTGAAATGTATGTCCAGTCATCTTTAATTTTCGTTGTGCCGATGATGATGTAAAGGTAGTTATTATTTTCAATTCTTTTAATGTCAGTTCTGACTATTCCGTGTTCTTGTCTAGCAATCCTTGTTGACAAGTCAAATGTAATGGAAGACAAGTCTAGCATGGCTTTTTGCCGTGCCTGACCCGACCCCAATACTATATCACTGATCAGTTGTCCGCGGTCTGCTATGACTTGCCTCACTGTTTGGCCCAGAGCGTCGGACTCTTCCACCACCTGTAATCGCAATAATTCAGGGTTGTCTGCTGCGACAACATCCACTATAGAGCAGTGGTGTGCGTTGCCTAGTTTACTCACCATTAGATTTAGAATCGGGCTGTCACTGTTGGCTATTTCCATTACCGTCTGCGTGCCTTCGACTATTACTCTAAAGTTAACATTTATTATGCGTAAAAGCTTCACTAAGTCCCCATAGTCTGGGGTCATCCAGCTAACTAGTTCTGGGCTATCGGCCTTGATGTCGCATGCTGCTGCAACACATGCCCGCACGCACCCAACGACTGTGTCCGGACTAAACAACGTGCTTGTCACGGTACAGCTAGACTTGTAGGCCCCTGGAGTTAATTTACATGGCTCACCCTTCTGAACGATATCAAACGGCCAGCGTACTTTCAACGACTTGTGTGTGGACCAATTTAATCGATTCAATATTTCCACCTCGTCGTCTTCATAATGGTACGTCTTCTCATCGCAGTTGCTACTTACAGCTTTGGCTAGATCCCCACTATCCAGTAATATATCCTTAATTGCTCTAATTACTGATTGAGCATCTCTGGCACCAAACCCTAGGTTCTCGTGTTTAATGTAGGCTTCCCAGATAAATTGGTCTCCAAAAATTGGCCAGATCACTTGTATTACCCTAGCCTTGATGCAATTCCATGTAGTGCCGACCCCGCCGTGATGCACCACAACGTTAAACAATTTCAGGTCTTCCGGATAATTTAATTCTGGAATGTAATTATCCATCAGCCAGAAATCTTTCTGGTTACCAGAGCCCGAGGTGTACACTGTAGCTGTACCCTCTAGAGACTTAATTATGGTTCTCACACTCGCTACACGTTTTTCAGTTGGAATTGACCCAAAAGTCAAGAGAACATTTGGCATTTTTGACAGCGACAGCGGCAACTTTCTTGCACTAGATGGCTCGTCATTCACCAGTAAATTGTACACACTGGCCCCTACTTCTTGTCTTATATAATTGTTGTACAATGCTACGTGGCATGTGACCACTTTTATCGTAGTGGGGTTGATGTTTTGGCACTTTAATGCTTGCTCGTCTATTGCTTCCATCACACTATGCCTTAACTCATCACCTTTTTCCGTCACAACTATCGGTAACCCAGTCAGTATTTCTTTTCCGTTAATATAGAAAGGTTTGTTTGGTATTGCGTCGATCACTACAACGGGGCATCCGAAGTGCGCGCCAATTCTAGTGGCAAACGGGGTGAAGAATGACGTAATAATACTTGAAAACTTCATATCTAGTCGGGATATGGCGGCCAATGAATCGGAGCCCAGTTTTCGGTAATGATGCAATGGTCCGGCTAGATTTCTTTTCAAATCTGTAAGTGCCTCCACTGCGGCCAGCGCTGACGTTCTGGAATCTGTATCTAGCGGCACTTTCATCCAGCCCATTGGTAGATCAGTAAGCAAGTCAGCGTGCGAAGCCACAATAACGTGAAAGTTGCCACACAACTTCATTGTTGCAGGCACGATACTATTCAAATCCCCTCTAGTGCCTACAAAATGGCACAAAACGTGCTCCCTGCCACAATCGCATGTAATTCTGTGGCCCCCGGAGTTTTTGATCCAGTCTAATGCCTTCTTTGTCTTGGATTCAACAGATTCATTAATATACTTAATGTAGCCATCCTGTTCTAACACAAGTTGGTCATAAAGCTCTTTTAGATTAGACCCGCTACGGTTCATGACTCTTGTCCATTTAGCAAAGGCTAGCCATTTCGC